CCATGCGAGAGCATCAACAGCGGCAGCAACCCATTCACCGGATCGCGGTCAAAGTCCGCCGCGAGCTGCTGCACAAGCGCCGGCAGGTCAACCCGCGACAGGCTGGCAGGCTTGCTCCCGATGGCACCAGGGTGAAAGCTTTTGAAGGTCAGCGACGCCATCGGGTTGGCCTGGATGCGGCCCGTTTTCTCAGCCATCAAGAAGGCTTGCCGCAACGCCTGGAAAGCCTTCTGCTGAGTGCCGGCCTTCTTCCCATCGCACACCATTGGCCACACCAGCTTGTCATCCAGCACCCGGCGGTCGAGACGCGTCACCAGCACCTTGCCCACGGCCGGCACGATGTTCTTGCGCACCATCGACCGGGCGCTGCGCTTGTAACTGTCCGAGGTCGCGCGGTTTCGCTCAACTCGCTCCAGCCACCACAACACCACCTCACCAGTTGTCCGCATAAGCGCCATCAAGCCTTCTCCTGCTCAGCTTTGCGCTCAAACTCAATCAGCATGTCGATGCAATGCTTCGCCTTCTCCAAGTCCTGAATGCCGCCCTTGTTGCGAAAGCGCGAGATGTACTTGATGGCCGTGTGCTGGCATGCGTCCAGACCGTTGGCCATGCTGTACTCCATGGGCTGGATCTTCATGCCCTTGTAATGCCCACCGCCAACCTGGGTGTCCAGGGCGCTCTGAATTTTGGCCGGGTCACTCATGGCAGCCACCGGTCGTGCTCAGCGATGGTTCTCAAGGCACCGCAGCGCGAGCACGTCTGCTGAACCAGTCGCTCGGAGCCGGCTGTTAAGACGCCTGCGTGACGCCACTTGCAGCCAATAAACAGACACATAAGCCTCATCAAATCACCTCCGCATTGGGCCAAATTGATCGAGCAACAGTCAGCGCGTCTTCATCGTCATCCATCAGGATCATCGAGAACGGCGGGCGGCCCGGTAGGAGCACTTTCCAGCAGCGCTTACTCATTGCCCGCCCTCGCCCGCTCAGAGCCCCAATCGAACACCAGGGCGATGCCGCCGTTCTCGCGCAGGCGGTCGACGCAGCGATCACCCAGCGCAGCAGGCAATTCAGCGGGCATCAGGTTGGAAATAATCACGGTCGGCAGCTGCTGCTCATAACGCCCGTTAATCACGTTGAACAACGCCGCCTGCTCGAACTCCGTCTGCTTGGTAGCGCCCACCTCATCGATCACCAGCAGCGCCGGGGCAATCAGGCGCTCATAGGCCTGCGCCTCGGAATACTCCGCATCGCGCCCGAAGCTGGCCTTCACGAACTGCATCAAGCCGTGCACCGTGCGATACACCGCCACGGCGCCATGCTCACGCACCACGTGAGCCGCTATGGCCGAGCCAAGGTGCGTTTT